GCAGGGTCACGAGCACCCTGCTCATGGGGCTGGCTACCTTGGAGTGGTATGAGTGGTATGGAGGACCCTCACGGGCATCTCACCCTGGGGCGCATTCACGCCAGGTACCTCGATGCAAGGCGTGAGTGGCGTGTGGCTCTACGAGTGCACCTTGAGGCTGAGCACGGGGTCTCTGGGCTCCGGGGCCGGGATCCTGAGGGGCTGCACTCTGAGCTACATGAGCGTGAATCCCCTGGGGGGGCTGTATGAGAGGCTCTGGGGCGTTTGGGGCCTGTTGTGGGGGGTGGTAGCAGTGTTCCCCGTTGAACGGCTGTAGGGGGCTCTAGGGGGCTCCTGAGACGGTTTTAGTGGATGACAGGGTGCTAGGGGGTTAGGAGATGACAGGGTGCCGGCACTCCCTGCAGTGCCACACCGGCTCTTCCTGGCACCTGTACCTCACCCAGCCCTGGGCGATTGCCTCCTCGTGGCTCCGGGCGACATGGCCGCACTCAGAGCACTCGACCGGTCCTACCCTCATCAGGACCCTGGGGCGGTTTTTCACGGGGGTCAGAATGCCAGAAGCCGCCCTCCTGGGGCGGCTTCTCGTGGTTCGTATGTGCTGTGTGTCGTCAGTCGATCCCTCCCCACTCCCTGGCCTCGTCCCTGTCATCCTCACGGGCGTCCCTACGGGCCTCTGCCAGGTCGTCGGTGTAGCTGCTGGGGGTCACGGTATGGTCGACCCACTTGGCCGGACCAGGCTTCACGGCCTCGTGGGTGTAGTGGCCTGCGGCCCTCTGGTAGGCCGTCGGGAAGTCGAGGCCCTCGTGAGCGGCCAGGTGCATCAGGTCTGTGAGCAGGTCGGTGACGGCGTCGGTGAGGTCCTCCCGGTTGCCGGTGCTGGCCGACGAGTAGCTGGAGGTGAGGGCGTTGCGGGCCCTCTTCACGCGGTCGTAGTTGCTGGATGTGATGTAGGTGCCGGGGTTGGGCTCCCACGAGTACCTGACGCTCACGGTGTAGGCGTTACCCAGGGCCTCGTGGCTCTTGGCCTCTGCGACCATGGCGGCGTCATCGGCCAGCATGTTCCACGAGAGGGCCTCAGCCTGGAGGTCCCAGACCTTCTGGCAGCGGGGCTGATCGGCACCTGGGCGGTCGTTGGTGCAACCGGCGTCGGCGGTCTCGTCCGAGAACCTGGGAGCGAGGCGGTCGGCCTGGCGGCACAGGGCGTTCACGATGTCGTGGCCCGACATGGTGGCGAAGCCCTCCAGGGCGGCGCCGTAGGAGGTGGTGATGGCTTGGTAAGAGGAGAACATGCCCCCAGGGTACCTCACATGTGCGTGCGAGCGGTGGCAGGTGAGAGTCTTTTCTGAGGGCTCTGTGTGGCTCTGTGTGGCCCTGTGGTCTCGTATGGACAGGAGGGGACCAGGAGAGGCGTACAGGGCCTCAGACGCGCCAGGAGGCCCCCTGCAGAGGAGCCTCCTGACTTTCACCTGAGCCGATGTTGGCACATGACGTGCTCAGGCGAGATCTCCCTCCTCAGCCGGGGGGGCGAACAGAGGGTGGTTGTCACCGTACTTGGCCCGGAGATGTGCTTCGAGCTTCGCGGCCAGTGCGGCCATGATGTCCTGCTCTTCCCACTCGGGGATCGAGCCGTCGGCGGCAGCCTTGAAGGTCGACCACTTCGCTGAGATGAGATCGCTCAGCCACGTGTCGATGGTGCCAGGGACCAGGAGAGTGTGGGCGAAGATGGCCTCAGCGTTCTGGCCGATCCGGTTGATACGATCCTCAGCCTGGCTGACGGCACCCGGGTGCCAGGGCTGCTCCAAAAATAGGCAGTCTGTGACGTTGTGACCATTGCCGACAAGCGTATGACCGGCCTGGTGGGCCTTGAGCGAGCATACCAGCACCTGCACGTCACCCTTGTTGAACTCGGCCTTGGCCTGCTCTATGCGGCCCTTGTCCTGGGCGCCCTTCAGGTAGATGGCTTTGATCCCGGCGGCGTTCAGGGCGTCGGTGACCTCCACTTGGACGTTGATGTGATCAGCCCAGACGACCAGCTTCTTGCCGGGGTTCTCCTCAACGAAGTCCTTGACCCAGTCGATGGCGGCGGGGATCTTGCAGGTGGCGACGGACTTGCGGAGAGCACCGATCAACTCGATGGTGGCCGACTGGGCGTTCTTCGGGACAAAATGCTCCTCGACGTCCCAATACGGATTGAGGTCCCCGTTGAGGCTCAAGCTGACAGGCACCCGGTGGGTCTCGTTCATGTTCAGGACGTCCTTCCTCATGCGTCGGATCAGGCACTCCGAGCGTGCGGTGCTGTTGAGGAGATGGAGGCGGCTGCCACCCTTGAATTCGTACTTGCCGTAGCTGTTCTTCTTCGGGTCACAGAAGCTGAACTTGAAGGCGTACTCGTAGTCCCGGAGCGTGGGATTGGACTTGCCCCAGGGGGCGGGAGAGACGTCTTCGAGACGGCCCATCATCTCCAACTGGGTGACAAGCTCCACAGGGCGGTTGAGGAGAGGGGTGCCTGAGAGCAGCAGCACCATGCCCTTGCGGGCCCGGATGCTCTCGGAGATCTTGAGGGCAGCCTTGGTCTGCTGAGCCTTCTCATCCTTGACGTTGTGGCTCTCATCGATGATCAGGGCGTTGAAGCCGTGGTCGATCAGGGCGTCGGCCCAGACCTTGAGCAGGTTGAACGAGATGATGGCGACGTTGCCCAGGATCTCATAAGGGCGGGTCCCTCCGAGCACCTGAACGTCCCACTCAGGGGCGCAGATGTTGCACTCGTGCTCAAGGTTGGCTTTCAGGGATGCCTTGCCGATGATGAGAGCCTTGACCTCCTGGCCGCGCAGGGCGGCACCAGCCTTGACGGCCACGATGGCCTGGCGGGTCTTGCCCAGTCCCTGCTCGTCAGCGATCCAGGTGCCTTTGCCGTCCTGGGTCTGCCACAGGGCGTAGGCCACGCCTACGTGCTGGAAGTCCTTCAGGGTCTCGTCACCAGGGAGGTAGTGGTCGAAGTTCAGTGCGGGGTCGATGTCATGTGCCATGCGGTCCACTGTACCGTACGTATACATGCTTGTGTGAGCAGGATCATGCATCTTCTCGGGAACCTTTCCGGTGCTGGTCCCACGCGGTCTTCGCACCCACCCCCACAGCGAAGATGCCCAGGGACATGACCTCGCGGTGGTCGGTGAACCCTGGGGCGTGCTTCCTGTGGGGGATCGGCAGAGGAGTGGAGAGCCATCCTGGTGCCAGCACCCAGGCCAGGATCATCGGGACCCAGACCAGGGCCCACCAAGCAGAGCCAGGTGCTCCGATGACGTTGAAGGCGACGATGACGAGGGGCGTCACGATCCACAGCAGGCGGCGATGCACCCTCTTGCGTTCGACCCTCCTGTTGCGTTTCTCGGAGACCCAGGAGGCGGTCTGACGGCCCTTGCAGTAGGGGCATACGACCTCTACGGTCGGTCGGCCGTCGGCATCTTCCAGCATGACGTGACCGAGCCCCCGGCACATGCCACATGCCAGGTCGGGCTGGTCGAAATAGCTGGGCTCAGGATTGAAGGGGTCCTGGGGCGGGATTATGGTCATCGGGCCATCATCTCCTTAAACATCGCGACGAACACAGGCGGCAGGTCTGCGGGCGACCCACAGCGGCTCACGTCACCCATGATGGTGGCGATGTCGGTCTCATCGAGCCCCACCGTGTCACGGGCCTCCAAGGCAGCCTGGGCAGCCTCACACGCCTTCGTGGCTTCGGGGCTGACGTTCAGCTTGTAGGTCTGGGCGAAGGTCAGCACCTGGGGGTGGGGATTGGCGTAGTTGCTGTAGCTGGCACGGTCGAAGCCACGTCCGGGCAGCATCTTCACTGCGTCGGCTGCGGGCTGACCAGGGGCGGTCAGGCCGGTCTTGATGTAGACCTTGCCGTCGGTGCCGAGCGTGATCTGGTAGTCGATGTGGGCGACACGGGGCTGCTCCAACAGAGCACGGGCGGCGTCGGAGACTGCGAAGTCCCACTCCTGAATGAAGGCGGCAGCCTCATCGGAGACGTACACAGCGTTGCACTTGCGGTCCCAATCGAACTTGCGTCCGGGCAGGGCCTGGCAGGCACCCAGGAAGATGGAGAACTCCGGGTCCTTCTTGGAGTAGAAAATGCCCAGGCAGGGCTTGCGGGTCACCGGGTGGGCGACCACGTCGACCCTACGGTCAGCCAGGACTGCGGCCCTCTTCTCGTAGAGGAGGGCGTCGTTGCGGCCCTTGTAGTTGGTGCCGTTGTCCTGGGCATCGCGGACGACCTGCAGAGTGCCGACGTCGATGCGGCCGTCGGTCCAACGCATCACCTGCTCGCGGTACTTGAGGACGATGTGAGCGGCTTCCAGGCAGACCTCAGGGGTCCACTGGGCGAAGGGGACAGAGGCGATGCGACGGCCGAACTTGGTGTCGACACCGTTGAAGCCCTTCATGTCCAAGCTCCGAGCACCATCACAGCGGACGGCGATCTCGCGGATGCCCT